AAGCAATGGTTTGCTATGATGAAGGTTCAACTTATCGATAAAGAAGAAAAGCGTCGAGAACAAACAAAAAGATTACAGGCACCGTCAATGGTTATTGATGGTGAAGTTGTTGATGATGATGAAGATGGTCCAAGTCTGACTGATGGTATTGCTGGACTGTGGGCTGGATCCAAAGTACTTAAAGTTCTTAAATGGGCTGTCATAGGTTTACCAGTATCAATATACAAATTCTTTAAATTAATAGGTACTAAGTGGTTCGGTAAGTTCACTAAATCTAAAATGGGACTCAAGTATGCTAAGTATTTAGCTAGACCAAGAGTGTGGCCTATAATAGCTGGTGCTATGATAGCTGGTTATTTCTGGAATGGTATAAAAGATATATGGAGTGATGGTACTGGTGAAGGACCTCACGGTGATGATGTAACCGGATTTGATGACCCCGCGGCGGCCGATGGCGGCGGTGAAGATGGCACTGATTGGATAAACATTGCTGGAAATGTTTCAATAGCTTGGATGGCTGCTAACATGGCAGCAAGAACAACGAAGGGAGCATTGTTATTAAAATGGGCTTCTAAGCATTGGAAGCTTGGTGCTGCTATCGGTGCAGGTGCTAGGAAAGCAACTGTAGGTAGCTTTATGTGGTCTGCTCTTAAAATGGCGGGAAGAGCAACAGCTGTAGGAATAGGTGCTCTTACACCTTTAGGCTGGGCAGCTATTGTAGGTGCTGCTGTCTCTTATTATTACTGGGATGAGATTCAAGGTATGATGAAGAGTGTTTGGGAAAATGAATTTGGTATAGTAGATAATCCACTCCATGCAGAAACTATATTTAATGCTATGGTAGACAATTCAGGATACTATGCTAAACCAAACATGGAAGGACCAGGCGCTGACCATATGTTGATGCTTGCAAAGGATTCAGTCATGAAGAGACTCGCACAGTTTATGGGTCCTAAAAATAAAATGAACATGAATAGAGCTAAGCAGTTTATGCTTTCTCAAGGGTGGTCAATGGATGAGATTAATGCTATGCTCACCGAACTCTCTACTTCTGATACTCTCTGGCAAGGCGCTATAGTAAAAATGAGACGTAAGGCTGGTGTTGCTGATACCGGAATACCTTTAATAGATAATGCCTTCGTAAGTAGATGGCATCATTTGACTGGCAATAAGAAAGCAATGGGATTCCTAGAAAATATACCTAAGCTTGTAGGAGAAATGAAATCTTTAGATGACGGCGGCACCGGTTCTGTTATAGTGGTTCCTAACGACTCTCCATTAAAGGGAACTTTAGATATCAATAAAATAAATTCTGATAACACCTCAACTATAACTGTAACTCATATAAATGGTTCTTCTGAGACAATAACATATCAAGACGAATCATTAGACTATAATGTTCCAGTTGTTCAAAAGAAGCGAGGATTCGCTCCGATATAAATGTTTATGCTAATTTGTCTTGGCGTTTACATTTGTTTTATAGCATATATTCTTAGAGGATAAAAAAACCCCCTTCCGGGGGTTCTGAATTAAGCTTCCGCCGCTAATTTTTCAAAGTAGGACATTGCATCATCCGTTGGAGGAGGCGTAGTCTTCTTTACGTCTTTAACGACTGGGTCAGTAGCATCTTCCAATTCCATTGACTCAGCTGAAGTAGTCACAGCACCTTCCTCACCAAGAACTCTAGCTAAACGCAACTTCAACTCATCATAAGATTTGTAGTTAGTTGGATCAGTAAATTCCTTTAGAGAATGCTCTTGATTGTAAACAGCTTCTAATTGGTCGTCTGCTAGCACCTGAGAAGGACTGTCAAATGTAGAACGGTCGTAATTAACGAAGCCCTCTACCTTAGCAATCTTAATCTTGAAGTTAGCACCTTTCCATAAGTCAAATGGATTGACTGGTGATTCATCTTGAAACTGTGGTTGCATAGCATCCATAATTTTATCAAAGATTTTCTTTCCAAATTCATAAAGAAAAACCTTGCCATCATTTTCTGGATTAGCTGGGTCTGAAACCACATAGATGTTAGACACATAATGTAAACGACGTTTACGCTCACGTGCTATTTGCTTGTCTGAATCAACACCTGAATTCCAAAGTGCTGAGTTCATTTCTGATATAGGACAAGGCTTACCCAATGTAGTTAGTGATTTCTCAACTAACCATTGACCTGTAGGTCCCTTAAAGAAGTGGTCCCAATACTTAGCCCAAGGCAAATCATCACCTTCGACTGCTGGAAGAAAACGAATAACAGCATAACCGTTACCTGCTTTATCCCGTGTTGGCTTCCACATACGATCGTCGCCGTATGATTTCTTTTCACCACCATCCGCTTTCGCGGCACCTACCAATGAATCCATGTTCATTGCTTTTTGTTTTAAGTCTGCAAAACTCATATATTTCTCCTGTATATTTTTATGTTATTAGTATCATTATTTAAATATGCCCACTATAAGATTTCTCATTTTCTTTTCATCGTATTCAAGAAATTGTTTATACTTGGTCACTTTGTCGCTTATCTCAGGCCATAAAATGGTATCTGATACAAGCTGGTTCGCCCACTCAATAAAACCTGTGAGCTTATCTAGAACACAAACCGTTTCTAATGAAACTTCTTCTTCTAGGTATTTATTTATAATAGGTGGATACCCACCATCTTCAACCATCAAAAGATGATTGAAATCTTTTGTCTCTGTAAACTGTTCCAAGTCGGTCTTCACTAGATAAGATAAACTATCCATACGCTTTATAAAATCTGTATACGTCCTCTCATCTCTTATCATATCACCTACCCATTTGTTGCCTGCTACTTGGTGAGCCGCAAAGTATCTAATGATATCTTTTTCTTTCTTAAATCTTTTTCCAATCTTAGTTAATTGATATTTATCAGGTCTTCCCCAATAGGTTTTTTGAGTTACCTTCGTCTTAAAATTATACTTAAAGCAATCATACTCTTCTGTATTGAAATGTAAGTTAACTGCCATAGCATACTTATAAGCTTGAAATCCATCCATCATTTAAATTTATTAAAATCCTCATCATCTTCATACTTCTCAAATGGCATATGAACCCAAGGGGAAGTAGGTAAGTAATCAACTATGTAATCTGGCGAAACTTCAGAACATTCCTTTTCCCATATACATGCGGTCTTGACTTCTTCTATATAGAACCCATAATAATGTTCAAGCCATCTCATAGTCTTCTGTAATGTAACTCCTGAGTCTGCTAAATCATCTACTAAAAGAACTCTTGAACCTAAGTTAGGTGTTGTCTTAGCTAAGTCTCTAGAGAATGTAATGCCACCTTGTTCATCTTTAACACCGGTGCCACCATATGATTCAGCTGAAAGTATTGCTAATGGTACATCAAAGATACGAGCCATCGTATCACCAATTCGTAAACCACCTTTGGCTATACAAACTATTTGATTAAAGTTCCAACCAGTATCGTGAATCTCTTGAGCGAGTTCTTCTATTTTATTATGATACGTATCCCAAGACACGTACATGTGTAAATCATTATCATCTAATATCATTTCTTCATTCCTTAATCATCATGTGATGAATTATCTAAATTCCAATTGTCACATCTATTATACATACAATCCCATTCAAAGATATTTGGGTTTGGTCCATAGAACATCAATGTAAAAAATAGTGTCACCCATATTCCTATCCATATCAATTTCTTCATTCATACAGGCAATGTGTAACTAGGATTGCCACCTTGTATCATATTCAAATCCATTGCCTCCACTTCTATCTTTTCAATAATAGGTTTAGACAAAAGTCTTTTACAATCACGTGGGTCTACTTCATTCTTTTCACATACCTCAAGTACTGCATCTAAATAATCAATGTCTTTATGAGTCCTAACATAATCTTCTACTAATTGTGAGAAGTTCTGTTTATTAATGTCTGCCATTCGCCACCCCTATATCACTATAGTAAGCGCCGAAGATTCTTTTTTGAATCCCATTTGCATCGTAAGCTGGAGCTAGACACTTCCACTTAACTTTCTTTTCTTCATCTTCACCTATAAAGTCTAGTGCCCAAATACCATCTTTTAAATAGTTCTCACAAGCTCTTCTATAAGCCATTTTAGAAGCTAGCTTAGCCTCAGCTCCCTTTTCATTATTTCCAATAGCTCTTCTTAATGCAGCTACTTTCAAATTAGAAGCCTTAATATATTTTCTAATATTAATTATAGACAATAAATGATCGTCAGGTAGAGCTACTACCTTAGGATTAATTGTCTTATATGTTGCAGGCTTTTTCTTAGCCCGCGCCTTTGCCAGATTAGCTGAAGCAGCTGTACGCTGTTCCTCAGTCATTGGCTTACGTTTCTTTCTAGGATTACCAGTCATTATCATTACCCTCTTCAAAGTTTAAAGTTCCTCTCATAGTATCCATGACGCCAGAGGTTTCTAATGCCTCATTAAGCTCGTCAGCATTATCTCTATGCTCATCTGGATCAAAAGTATCCACTACGTATGGTGTCTTTTGTCCTGATAGTAGTCTTAGTATTCTTCGTTGCTTAGCCTCGAATTTCATTTTATCTCTTCGAGTCATTCCACGCGTCCTACTATTAGCGTCTGGATTGTCATTCCATTGTTTCATAATATATATTATACCCTATTTCATCTTAAATGGCAACCCTATTTTCTTAATTTCTTTTTTACGGTCGAGTTCAACCCTCTGTCTAAACAATTTTGTTCTCGCAGCATGTAATATTTTATTTTTTACAATGTGGGCCTTTCTCTTCATTTGTTATATATTGCTTGTAAATGTGTTTCAAATTGTTCAACCTTCTCTACCCGATTGGGCCAAAGGATGTATTCCTTTTCTGGATTCGCTTTAAGATTACCCAATAGAGGCATGATTGCATTATATAAATCATCACACTTATCCTGAGTAGCTGTCACGTCAGCTTTCAATGTTGATGTTTCAGTGGCGCTAGATTCAAGCTTTTGAGATACTTCTAAATCGTCCTCATCAACGAGAGTAAAGCCAAAATCAAATACGTTAGTTGTTGCCATAGTTCTGTTCTCCTTTATTGACTATTTATATACCAGAGACCTACGCCTTGCCAATATATTAACGTCGCTATAATGTTTAAAATAATTAATGACCTGTCTGACCATAGCATTCCAACCCAGAACCAACCGAGTGTTCCTACACTTGCAACTATTAAGTTCATAGGATAAAGATATGCAAAGGACGATGTCATCACCATACTCGTTATGAGAAAGAGTGAAGATATCCATTTAACGAACCAAGATAAATCCCATCTCGGTGTTACTTTCTTTAAAGTAATTTCTTTCCAGTAACCTGTTTCTTTAGACATTATATTTATTCTTATACCAGTTTTTAAAATCGGGGTCCGCCATTTCACTTTGTACTTGCTCAGCTGATAGTTGGTCAGACCTAATACACTCAGCTAAGAGTTGATATTTATTAAGTTTAGAAGATTCTACAGGTACCTGAAGAGCCCAGTCTTCCGCTACGTCGTTAACGTATTGAAGAGACTTATAAGGGAAGTCCTCAGTACCAGTCCTAGTACCTGAAGCATCTTTATAGGTAATAGAATAAAAATTATTACGGTCGTCTAAGTTATTTACAACCTGGTAAACCTTAGCTACGCCGCCGCCATCTCGGTAAAATTCACTCATCAATTTTCGATTCTGCATTGGTATTTTTCTCCTTTTATTATTCATTTCTTACGTTTAAATGACTTCGCCAATTTAACTTCTCTCTCATTGGCCTCGTCTTCGTCTATCTCTTCGCCGTTTTCCATTTGTTTAATGTGAACCATCTCATGACATATAGTACGAATGGTTTCATTGGCGGTCATTGTTTCTTCTATCTCAATATCATATTCACCATCACCAGCCTGGTCATAAGCCCAGCCTTTAACATTATCTCCACTTAAATCCATAGGCTCTACAGAGATAAGCACATCATCAGATATGTTTAATTTTTTACGGCAATGAGAAACAATATCTTCGAGTATCATCCAAAGCCTTGCATCGCCTGCACTAAAGGATGTTCTCGCACTGCTGATATACATTCAGCATTAGCTAAGTTATCACCATAGCCTAATAAGTAATCATCATACCATTCCTTCATCTTAGGATTAGTATCATAGTCTGAAGGTTTCTTTTGAGGGTTCTCATTACTTCTATGAGCTACCCAACCAGCAATATACATCGCCGACTTAGTTCTCAAGTAATTAGATTCAGACTCTTTCCCAGTAATCAAATTTGCCATTTATTTCTCCCATTATCATTTTATAAACATCCTTCCATGACCTACATCTATCTTCATCGAAACAATCTTTGTTCCAAGGGTGGTCAATTAGGATTCCTTTTAGACCAGCAGCGTTACCCATTTTAATGTTAGCCACCTTGTCTTCAATCCACCAGCATTCAGTACCAGCCCACTTCATGAGCTCTTTGTCTTTGTCCTGTCCAGTGTTTAGTATAGTGAAGCCATCGAAGACATCACCAAATACATTACGCAAGTTCTCTTTACGATACTCTTGCGCGAGTGTATCATTAGTCTGAGAAGTAATAACATGGAAAAGAAATCCATGCTCTTCATGTAATTTACGAACATAGTGAATAGCATCACGTAAAGGTGATAACGATTTCATATGTTCTGATTTGTTAAATAGATTTACAAATTTATGACCAGTCTTTGAAGGTACACCAATAGCCTTACTAATAGCATAATCATTTGAAAGCCTCTCATAGCCTTCAGTCTCCTTTAACCACTTATAGAAATGGTACTCCCAATCTAATAGGACACCATCACAATCGGTTAATATAACTTTGTCATTTATTGCTCTTACCATAATTTTTAAATTTCGCTCCGAAAAACTTCACACACACTTCTTTATCATAATCAGATAGCATCAATACAGCTTCTGAAGATAAGTCTTCAAATTTTACTAATGAACCTTTATCCACTTTCCCAGTTAATGGGTTTATTGATACCATTCCTCCAGGACTAATTAAACAACCATTCTCTAAGTAAAAAGGTTTTTCCAAATTTCGTAAATGAGATTCCCTTTTAAATTCTGCAGCAGCCGCAGCATCAGCTCTTACTGTTAACATAATCCTAAGTGCTCCTCTAAGTATCTTAAATTTTTCTCGGCTTCACTAGACTTTTTTACTTTTCCCATCCGTGAAATTTTCTCAGCTTCACTCAAATTTGATTTGTTCCAGATACGAGTAAACTCAAAAGCCTCTGGAGGCATAACCATACCGAGGAATCGCTCTCGTGGTCTTTTATCTGGACCGAATAACCTAGCAGGAATTACTTTAGTTTCATTACACTCAGTGCAACACCTACCTGTCATTGAAACTGGATCTGGATTATGACCATGCTTTTCATTGGTCTTCTTATTACATAATATACATTTTATTCCCATTACTTTCTCCTTTTTTAATATTTGCCTAAAGCGACATGTAAAAATAAATTTCCTAACATTACTAACAAAAATACAATTTCACTTTCCATTACCAAGTACCTCCTGAAAGTATTGTACGCCTTTTTTTACTTGCCAGTTCTAGTGCTTCCCTTGTGACTTCCCAAGAAACTTCGGCTGCAGCAAACTCTGCTGGGCCCATTTCTGCAACTGGCTTGTGAAGGAAACCTCCACCTAAATATAGATAGAAACTCTTCCAATAAGATATTGTGAAAGTTTCAGCAAGTTCTTTACAAACCTCTTTGCCCATTGCATAGAACCTTACTCGTCTTTCATGACTTGGAAATATCCTCATGGATGCCTTATGCAATTCCATAGGTATTTTTTTGAGATGACTGCTTTCAGATTTAGGACTGAGGTATTTTGACCAGAATATTTCTTCTCTAGGACTAAGACTAAGAAACACTTCCGACTTAATTTTCACTTTTTTCATAATATATTTTTCCTTTTTTATAATCTTAATAATGTTTCACGTGACCAATCTGTAAACAACCAGACTCGTTCTAAACTACACCTAACGCCAACATGGAAATCATCTAAGACAACATCTAAGACAACTCCCTCACGACGTAAACGTTCAACTTCACTTAACCTAACACCACTTTGTTGTAGTATAGAGCGCTCGGTTTCTCGCCTGGTTTCATCGCCTGAGAATCCCAATGATATGGTATCTAGCTCTGGGTGACCTTCGACTGTCTCAGTCCAAACTGAATCTGAACGTGAGACTAGCCGGTGTATTAATTCTGTAACTATCATTTTTATGTCGATTTTTTATTGTTTAATATATATATTATACGCCCATATCGCAGAAAAAGCAACCTTTTTCTGTAGGCATTTGTCGCTTTTTTTAAGACTTATATAGGCTAATAGTCTCCAATAACTGCTCAACCCAATCGTCCATCTGCTCGATAAAGATCTGTGGAGGCGCGTTATCAACGGCTATAGTGACTACTAATTGATGTGCTTTTAAACCTGTTCTTTCGAATAGTGCTATTGCATAGAAACAGCATTGCATAAAGTATGCATGTACCCATTCTTTCTTCTTAGGTTTCATAGAAGTCTTGAAGTCAATAACAGATAGTTTACCATCAAATTCTGCTATACAATCTACTCTTCCAGCAACCTCTAGATGGTCCGAATATAGGGCCAATTCCTGACCATATACAGTACCGAGACGTTCATCAAAGTATGGTTTAAGGTCGAGGAAGTTTTCTACTACATTAGGCATATAACCTTTCTTATAGTCTTCTACATTATTGATATACCTTTCCATCATTTCATGGACTGCGGTACCTCTAGAAGCAGCTCTATGCATAATCTTTTTAGCTTCTTCTTCACCTATTCTAGCCCGCCATTTAGCTATAGCATCTTTAGATAAGATAGATAAGACTGTAGTTATTGAGGGGTATTGTTTACGACCGTTAGGTCCAGGTGGTGTTGTATATTTACGACCTCCGACTTTAGTCACAGAAAGTAAATCATCATATCCTAAATTAATAGGTTCGTGTTTGAATTGTGTTCTCATAGTATATATTATACCCTATTTTAGGCATAATGGCAACCCCTAAAGGCATGTTTTTTACCAATCTTTCATTGCTGTAGTAGGATATTTCTTTTTAATGTTCTTCATACGACTTTTAAAGTCATCATCAGACTTGGCATATATGTCTTTAGTGGATGATTTATTTAAGTTTGGAGTACCCATTACAATAGAACAATTGTTCTCTTTTTTGTAATCGTCTACTTCAGACATCTTCATAAACTCTTCATGCTCTTTACCTGTCTTATTATTCTTAAAGATATAGGTGGGCATTAAAGAATCCGATTGCCCCACACGCCTTTAATTAACTTCTCCGTTAAACCTTTTATTTTTAATCTTTTATAAACAGCTTGTTCCAAATACATTGCATCTGCAGGGTGTATCTGTTCAAGCATTGCTTTGAATGATGCATCAGCTCTCTTCCTATCAACTTCAGGTTTAGCTAATGGCACTAAAAATTTAGTAACATCTTTAAGATTAACTTTCTGTACATCCTGAGGTTCCCAATTTACATTCTTACTAACATAAATCTTTAAATCATCATCAAAGTTAACTTTTAAAACATCTCTTAATGCGAGACAATCATTATCTGCAAGGACTTTTGATTTGTCTTCTCTGGTTGCTGCTTCATGAACCGCATCCAATATTTCATATATCTCCATTAAAACTCTCCTACACTTTCAATTAACATTTTCATTTTATTCTCTACTAAGTATGGTAAAATATTACTTCTCTCTTTGTATTTATACGATTCAAATATCTCTACACTTTCTTCTTTAATACGTTCTGGCATTCTATTTAAATCTATCATCTCCCTATTACGCATATAATTTCTAAATGCTTCTTCAGGCATAGCTTCTTTAAGATTATCTTTCTGTTCCCACCACTCATCTATGAGCTTCTTTCTTAATGGTGTTTGTCTAATTTGTTCAGTGAATGTGTTATCAGGACTTAATACGTTTGGAACATTATCTGATGAGTCCCCTTTCATTATATGGTTAAAGGTATATCTCTCAGGACCTTCATCACACTCTACCATTTTTTGTTGCATAGGTGACCATTGAATAACATTACCCAATGATTGTAATTGAATGAAATCTTTATCTGCTGAAATGATAACAACAGGTTCGCCAGTAATTGGCTCTGCTGCTTTAATTGATAAGGCGCCTATAATATCATCTGCTTCGGCACCATCTATTTTAATTATTGCGTATGGAAAATTTTCTTTAAGGTCTTCAATAGTCTCATTAATAAAATCATATAGATTATTCCAATCATGTGAATCTGTTTCACGTTTGATTCTACGTAATGCTTTGTATTCGGGATATACATCGGTGCGCCAAGAATGAGAATCACAGGCTACTACCATCCTGCCATACTTCTCTTCTGGATACTTAACACGATAACTTCTTAGATTGTTAAGTATAACATGCTTAACTAATCCGTTTGATAGAGTTTCACCTCTGTGTAATTGCCCTAATATAGAGCCAACGGAGACTCCTCCGAAATCAATAATAACCATAATCTATCTTTATTTAATAATATACTATATATTATACATCATTTTGTATCAAATGTCAACCTGTTTTGATTGATAATCTTTAATTGCTGCTTTAATAGAATCTTCTGCTAAAACACTACAATGTATTTTAACTGGAGGCAAACTAAGAGCCTCTACGATAGATGTATTTTTAAGTTCGCTTGCATCATCTAATGACATGCCTTTAAGCAATTCTGTAACCATACTAGAACTAGCAATTGCAGAACCACACCCATATGCTTTAAACTTTGCATCTGTGATAACATCGTCTTCAACTTGTATCTGGAGTTTCATAACATCTCCACATGACGGGGCACCGACCATACCGGTCCCGACATTCTTATCACCAATATCCATCTTACCCACATTGCGTGGATTGTTGTAGTGGTCTAATACTGCGTCACTATATGCCATTTGGATCCATTTTATTTTACGCTCCCTGCGCCTATTTTAACTGCGATAATTCCATTGTAATTATCTTCTCTTAATAATACATCTTCACTAAATTGTATCTTCGCTTCATAATAGTTAGTGTTACCTCTTGTATCACATAACATTATAATCTCACGTTTAAAGTTCTCCTCTCCATACTTATTTATATCTTCTTGGAGGCGCTTCGAAGAACCCCAATAGTCTTGCCAGTCGGTCTCTACTACTTTAATACGTTTATTCTTTCTACCTATTAAAGGTTTAAGCTTACGCCTGGTCTTGAAATATTTTCTTCCGACATAGTCATGTCCATTAATAAGGTTGGTAATGCGATACACAAAACCATAATAATCGCCGACCATATCAGAAGTGAAAGCTTTTCCATCAAAAATCCAATTCAACTTGTTCCTCGTTATCAAATCCATTAACGTGGTTGTGAGCTCTTTCTAAATTCTCTCCGCAGAACGGACAATACTCAACTTGCAAATCTAACCTATGCGCTGTCTCTTCGTAACCATCCATCTGTACCACAACTTTATATTCTTTATTACATCCGTCACAATAACTCATAATTTTAAATTTCCCATTTCTATGTGTGCAATTAAACTATTGTATCCACCGATGAATCTATCTCCGTTGAATATAACAGGCATCGTTCTCGTACCAGGTGCAACCTCCCATAAATTTTCTACAGTCCAGTCTTTACCTTCTACGTTTCTTTCTTCGTAGTCAACGCCTCTCTCTGTTAAATAATCTTTAGCTCGTTGACAAAAGCTACAGTTATTCTTGCTCCATATAATATATTTCTGTATGGTCATAAACTTAACCCCTTAAATGTGTTTTCTTTGACATCTTGTTTAACACCGCCGACGATGTAAGATGTGATTTCTGTTTCTTGTGGAGCGACTTGTACATTACCACCACCAATCCATTTGTCTGTCCACGGAAGTGGGTTGGCTTGGTGTACATGATAGGGTGCGGTATATCCAGCACTTCGCATTCGTCTTGCTCCTATCCATCGTACATAGTCACTTAATAAATTAGTATTTAATCCAATCATTGAGCCATCTTTAAATAGATAATCAGCCCACTCTTCTTCTTGTTTAATAGCTGACATAAACATTTTTATTACTTGACCCTCTGTTGACTTTCTTATTTTAACAAAATCTTTATCTTCAATAACTAATTTCTTAATGATATTTAAAGAAGCTGCTAAATGTGTATTCTCGTCTCTAGCAATTAACTTAATAATTTTAGCATTGCCTTCCATCTTCTTGAGTTCTGCAAACCCCCATGAGCAGGCAAAGGAAACGTAAAATCTAATTCCCTCTAATATATATACTGAAATTAAACATAACCATAATAATTTTTTATGTTGATAAGACCCATAAGGTCCATCATAGTTCATAAGGTCATCATAGTACTTAGATATGTCTTCTCCGCATTCTAATATTTCAGGTATAGTTGTTATCTCATCAAACATCTTACTCGGATCCGAATATACATTTCTAATTAAATGTGTATATGAACGGCTATGGATAGTCTCAAAGAATGACCAGGTTTCAATAAGCACTTCAGTCTCGGGAAGAGAACATATAGGAAGTAGAACCAAATTAGGACTTCTGCCTTGTACAGAGTCTAAAAGAATTTGTCTTTTTAAATTGGCTGTAAATATATGTTGTTCATGTGGATGTAGTTTAGAGAAGTCTATCTTATCTTTGGTAACATCAATCTCGTCGGGCGTCCAATAAAACGATAACATCTTCTCATATAGTTTTTGTTGAGATGTATATTTAACTGAATCGTATCGAGCGATGTCCACGCTCTCATCAAAGAACATCTTCTTTTTTAAATTACTCTTTTTATTTTTATTGAAGACGTGTTTCATTGTATTCATCTATTAATTCACCTTTAATTTTCCATTGCTCATGCTTAGGTATGAACTTTGTATTCTTATATATGTCACCTTCAACATGCTCCCATTCTGGTTCCTTTGAAAAGTCTACTAAGCGAAAATCATCTTCGCTTGTAGTACACATCATAGCACCATAGTTTTTACTCCAACCTTGAACAGTACCATTAACTGAATATATATCAGCAGTGAAGTTCTTTCTTAAACTATTAACTCCTAAAGGTCTATTAACAACACAGTCTTCATATATCTCACCGAAGATATAAACCTTTTCAATATAGGGGTCTAGTTCTTCTGGCCAATGTGCAGCTACCTGATACCTATCCTCCCAAACTTTATTTAATAATTTTGGAGGGGTCGCTCCTATACACGGAGAGTTCTGATACTCTGTATTATCTTTTAATGGCCCATTTAAAATTTTTGTTATCTCTTCATCAAACTCTTCATTATTAGCTCTTGCATTATTATACCATATATAGTCTTCAAGATACTCATAGTTATTCTCATATAGATATGTAGCTAATATTATTGTATCTATTTCAGGATGGTCATCAATAAATTGAATAGCCTTCTTAGTTATTTCTGCAAGCGTATCAAAGTCAGGATTCTCTGTTCTCCCCGGACTATCAGATATTGATTTGTATTCTCCTGATTTAACTTTAGCTAATGAATCAATAAAGTTTTGAGTTGATTGTATAAATTTACTTCTGGATGTATCAATAAAGATGGCGACGTTTTTCATTTAACCTCAAAGTTTTTGTAGCGTGCTATAAGAGTTGGATGGTCTTTTACACCACCTCTCTTCTGAATATATATACCTCTTCTATGTGAAGGACCTTCAGTAAGTGATAATGTCTTAGCCATCATCGTTCCTTTATATTCACATCTCTGTATGCCATCAATCCAAATATTTACATAGCCATCACTAGAAGTACTAAAATTAGTATTGATAGTTATGTCAATCCATTTACCTTTACTCTCTTCCATAGAGAATAGTCGGCACGGTGCTTTACCTAGACTTTCTAAATCAAGGACAACATCATAATAATGTGGAGTGGGTCTTTGTCTAATATATAATATCGGATCTTTTCCCTCATGAGTCTTCCATTGACCTATAACTGTATATAAACCAATCGTCGGAATAGATTCATTATAGAAGCTCCAAGAATAAGTTATATCTTTATTATACTCAGCCTTCTTTACTAATGTTAATTCAGACCTT